GGAACTCCATTTGTGGTAAAGCGTCGGGCAGAAATACTGCCACGTTGATAATCAGTGTTGCTCTCTGATATTTCGCTTGATTCAACAATATAAGTTGAGCCACCAACAGTTATAGTTCCACCTGTTGCATCTAAAGCATCTGCGCTATCTAACAGCACTTCAAATTCTACCATTTCACTTTCATTGCGACTATTATAAGCCACAGTGTCGCCGTTTTCGTCTAGTCCATAATCAATGTCCGCTTCTGTCGAAGTTGTAAATGATTGCTCAGGACCAGTCAAACCGCTCTCGCTGGAAACACCAAATGTTAAAGCCATTTTATAGCCTCCTTTTAATTTGTTATCATTATTTCACATGTGACACTTTTCATGTGCCGTCTTTCTATTTCATCGCTAAACGAGTCGCTTTCCGGAATTAAGCCTATTACAGTAAAGCTGTCTGCCACAGCATTTATAAGACTTATTGCACTGCCATTGCGTATTTGATTACGTACCGCCGTAACCAATCCATCGCAAATAGTGCCGGACTTGTCGTCGTCAGCGTGAGTTATACACATAAGTTCTACGCTTACATTGTTTTGAAACCCATTGGCTACCATACTTTCTTGTAATTGCGCCCTTACAATAACCGCAGGTAAAGAATTAGAGCTTGATCCGTCTGCCCACGACCTAACATCATCAATGTCGTCGCTTGCTTCTAAATACGAAACAAAAGCCGTTTCCACTTTATTTTCAATGCTATATGTTGTCATTATCGCCAGCCTTTCTTTTTCATGGCTCTTACAAGCCCATTATAAAAAAATCTGACCTGCCTTGATGTTCTTGCCATTGCAGGTTTCATTATTTCTCTTTTCTTTAAGCCGTTTTGACCTTTTTCCATCTTAGTAATTGCTGGACCAAAATTTGTCATTTCAATTTTTGACGTAAAACCAAAACTTTTTCTTAAACTGCTTGCCAGTTTTGCCCATCGTTTAGCGCCTTTTATTCCTGTTCGATAAATTGTGCCGTTGTTGCCAAATCTAAATGGTGTTTTCAGTGCTGCCGCTAACCATGCTAACTTGTGCATGCCTCTGCCTCGAGGTGTATATTTAGCTTCTCGCTTAGTTGCAACAACTTTCCATGCTGTTTGTCTGCTATTTGCAGGTGCAAGCCAATAAAAACCGCCCTCTTTCGGAAAAAACTTTCTATAAACATTTTTCTTTGATTTTTGAGTTTTCCTATGTGCTTCTTTTGCAAATCGATACGAGGTTGCCATTAAAAATTGTTTTTCGTTGTCAACCAGTGCCACTGTTTCATTCAATAGGTTTTGAAAATTGCGTTGGCTTTTTTTATCCCATTCAATCATTAATTATACCTATCTACCATTTGACAAATGTAAGATTTGTGTGTGCTGTCAACACTAACAGATAATATCCTTTTGATTACACCTCTAACCGTAATCGTGTCACCTGTTTCAGGCTTACTGTCTAAGTCGCTCGCCCTAAACCTTACAGTCATATCTACTTCGCCATATCTACCCGCATCTTCTGTTCTTTTTTCTAAGTCAAAAAGGGATACAACCGCACGATACTGCACTCCGTCATAAATAACATCTTCTGCAAAATCGTCTGTAAAAAACTCGTCGATTGTATCCCAGTTAAACATTAATCACCATACTGTTTAGGTAATACAGCTGAGACGCCAAAATCAAAAGCAGGGGTAGTTCCGGAAAGACTACCTATTGCTCTTACGTAGCGTTTAACGCTATTCATATCTACTTCAATTGCTTCAATGCCGCTTACAGCAGTTGCCTGCGTAAAAGCACCGCTGGTCACATCGGAATAACCACTTGACAATGAAGATGAATGCTGCAACTTAACATCAAGTTTAGGTGCTGTTCCTGTTCCGGCTTTGCGCTGCATTATAAATGCGCTTGTGCCGTTGTAAGGTTGTGTATCTATTCCCGTGCCAGTTGCGGTTGCTGAATAATTATCAGGAGTTATTAAACTCACAAAACCGTTATTTTGAAATGTATTTATTGCCATAATTGAACCTCTGTATTAGGGGTGAGTTACCCCACCCCATTTTATATTAATTAACCAGTAATGTCATCAGTATAACTGAATGACTGACCGTGGCGAACCATAACATCAACATCTTGTAACGCTGTAATTCTTAGTGTTCCTGATGCACTATTAGTATATGGGTCTGCCATAATGTCAAGACCGCCCCACATTCCAATTACTAACTGACTCCAAACACCGAAAATAATATGGTTATCAGGAATTTGGTTAGAAACCATTACGTTATAACCATTCATTTCATTATCTTCCATCAAGAATTTAGCTGTGTTAGTAGCTTTTTCTGTTGATTTAAGAATTGCTTTAATTGCCGGAGTTGTTACCCAACCAAATGCGCCAATGTCAGCATTATCAGCTTCTATTGAACTTTCAAATTCAAGTATCTGCGCCCATGTTGGAGCAGCTGCTGTACAAGTAACATCATTAACACCAGTAACATTCAACAATCCTTTAGGTTGACCGGATGCGTTTGTACCATTAATTGCGGCTAAATCAATAGCACGCGCTATAATAGCAGCTAAGTCATTTCGCACTAGATTTTCTGTGTCCATACTAGATTGCAGTAACAGTTTACGGGTGATATCTGTATAAGCGCCCAACTGTTTTGGTGAACCAGTTACTTGGCTTAAAGTTGGCTGACTTTCAGAAGTTGGAGCATTGCCCTCTGTGTCAATCCAGTAAGCTGTTGCTGATGCTGTTTGTTTCGGGATAGCAACATCGCCCTCAAGTCCTGTTAACATGGTTGCGCCCATGTTAGCAACAACTAAACGATTACGCAGCTGCTCAATAAATGAGCCTGTCAAAAGTTCAGTGTCAACAACATTACTTCCTGTACCGCCGACAGAAAGATCACGAGTGAGTACATCATAAGGCACATAAATACCGCTGGCAGATTTACCGGTTCGCTTGGCAACTTCTTCTGATAATTCCCGCTCAAACCCTGCATCCACATTGTCATCAACTAATGACAAAATGGCTTTTCGCCAACTATAACGCTTGTGGTCTTTTTCACTCATACCAATATTAGCACGTTCAGTTTTTGCTTCTGCAGCTTCAATTTTAAGACTCTGCAAAATGTCATGGCGGAATTGATTAACATCTGTTCCTCGCCCAATAGCGTCTTGCGCTTCTTCTTCACGATTATGTTCTTTACCAAGTGACAAAATCTCACGCACTCTTGCGCTTTCATCCTTAATTGCTTCTTCTCTTGCTTGGCGTTTAACTTCGTTTACATCAATAATTGGTTCTTTTTTTACTTCTTCTGACATAATTATTTCCTCTTTTCTAGTTTGTTTGTTTTCTTTGCTTCTGTTTAGTCCAACATTATAATCAGCAGGAACTGGCACAAAACTAAACTCATACGGCATCCAATCCGTTGAACGATAAACTGGCAGATCGTCTTTTTCGTCAACATACTCATAGGCATTTGTATTTGGAATGTAACCAACACTCACATTTTTCCTTACGCCATCGAGCACATCAGTTTTTATGTTTTGCGCGCGCTCTGTGCTTGACCATTTAATGTCTTTTACATACAATTTATTGTCTTCAATAATTGTATTGCTTGCAATTCCTATTTGATCGCCGTTATGCGTATCAAGCATCACTAAACCATCTTTCATTCTTGTTGTGTTTATTTCGTTTTCTTTATGTCCTAAAATCTCATAAAATTCTTGAAACTGATTATCAATCATTCCATAAGTTCTTACTGGCATTTCAGAAGATACTGACAATTTAATATTGCCCTCTTCTGCACGCTCAAGACTTACTTCTCTAAATTGCATTTCCATCGTTTGTAACCTCTTTAGTTTCTTTAGTTAGCCTGTCCTTTTCTTTTTCATAATCATAGCCTAACTCTTCGGATATTGTTTGTTTTGATTTTACGCCTAATTGATTAAGCGTTTCGTTCATTTTTGCGTCTTTAATGGGGTCAACCCACTGCCAACGCTTACCTTGCCATACAGGATTGTTAAACTTGTCATATTTACTTATTGGCAAAGAAGATAACCCTGTTGATAAAAACATTTTCAGCCATTCAGAATAAACTCTATTTAAAAAATGCTCAGCAAGCCATTGTTGGATCATTTTATAATATTCTCTTTCTTCAATCGCACCTGAACGCATACTTGAAAAATTAACATTTTCTAAGTCATTTGCCATCGTGTTATAAGCAACACCAAGACCACTTGCAATCCCTTTCAGAACGCCACGAATAAAATCGCCGTAAGCTGAAACAGGATGTTGCGGGTCGTGTTGTTTCCACTGCACCCCAGGAGGTAAAATTTCTTTAAAGCCTGGAGCAAGGTCTCCCAATAATCTACCCTCATCGTCTAACTCTGAATAATTGTAATTAGGTCCAAAACTTTGCTCATAAAATCCGCCACGGCATGCTGCTTCTCTTGCTGCAACCATTTCAGCTTCTTCGTATTTATCAAGCATTTGCAAACGTGTAAGAATTGGAGTTGTCCAAGGCATATAGCGTATTTGGTCTTCTAATTCTGCTTTGCCTATATGAATAATATCTTTAGCAGGTATGCGTTCCGTATCTCTGCCATAATAGCTTGATTTCGTTGAATTATTGCTGTCAAAATTAAGATGATAAGCTATAGGTTTACCCCATTTATTTATTTCAACTCCCATTACTATTTGATTGCCGTTTTTTAATTTTGGCTCGTTTTTATCAATATCTAAAACTCTAACATCATACCACTTCAGAGAAAAACTATAAGGATTATCTGCACCTCTTACTATTCTACATAAACATTCACCATCTCTTGCAATAGTTCTAATTGCTCTTTTCTGATGGTCAGTCCACGTTAATTTACCTGCCATGTCAGCGTATTCGGGATTTTTACCCCAGTGCTTAAAAGCCTTTTCAATCGTTTTTTCTGCTTGAACATCATGCTTGCCGTTGGGGTCAAGTGCGTGAACATCTAACAAAAAACCTGTACCGACTACATTTTGCTCAAGCATAGTTAAAAATTTAGAAACATAAGGGTCGTTATGCGCTCGATCTCGTGAACGCTTAACAACAGTAATCCATGCGTTTCTTACTTCTTGGGATGCTGAAACACTTGATGTATTCCAGTCGGCAAATAAACGGTTAATTTTTGCTGCGGTAAACTTACGCTCTTTGTTTTGGGTCTTTGGTTTTGATTTAAAAAATTTAAACATTATTAATTCCCTATAAACCTTGTAAATACACCATTTTGCACAGCTTTACCGTCTTTTCTTAATTGTTCTGCCTGTTCTGCTTGATATTCAGCCCGATAAGTTGCCCGAAATTGCATTAATTCTTTAGGTGTTAATCTGTCTATCTTTCTGCCGTCAATTTCAATGCTTTTATCAGACTGCGAGGCTCTACCTGCAATAACGTTTTCAATAGCGTCAAGAACCCTTTTTGCGTGGCTTCTTCCGTCGTAACCAGCTTTTTGGTTTGCCAAACTTTCTTTTATTGTAAAATTGCCAGTTTTAACAACATAAGTGCTTGTACCATCGGTTACTTTGGCTTCATACCAATAATTCCCCTCCTCAAGAGTGGCAGTTGTAGCAGATGAAAGAGTTACAAGAAACACGCCTGCGCTTGTAGTGGCAGTTGCGTCAAAAGCGCTGTTTCCCCTAAATGTGTAAGTAAGCGTCCAGTCAGCTGGTTCAAAGTCAGAAAAAGACTTGTACCATTGCACCGTTTCGCCTTTTGTGAAGTTTTCCGGCTCGTCAGTCGGAATTGTGTATGCCATACTATACTCCTTTTTTTATAAACTTAAGAAGTATAATGCAGACTTTTCTGTTTTGTCAAACAAGTTTTTTATCTTTTATTTAACACTGTATAATTGCCACTCATAATGTTTATTCAAAGCCCAATATCCTGAAATTGGTTCAACGTCGAAAAAATTATAAAACAATTCGTCTTTTGATTTCAAATGTTGTTGATAATACATGTGTATTTTAGGAATGCCAAGCCATTTAGGATAGTTATTGTCATAACCGTTTTGACAACAATAATGCAACAATTTAGTTAATTCGTTTTTTGACTTGTGGTGTTTGCGATTTTCAAATTTATAAATTTTGCACAATTCCAAGCCAAACAAAACCAATCCTTTCGGACACGCATCCCACATGCGAGTAACACAATGATTACGCCACGACTCAGACATACCTAAAATAGCTTTAGCTATCTGTACACACTCAAGTATCTGTTTATTTCTACGCCGTGGGTCTAGAACTTCGGCACTGTCTTTATAATTTTCGTATGGTAAAAAAACTTGCATTACTAACTTTCCTGTTTGTTTATTAAATTATAAATTCTTTTTTACAGTTGCAACAATAATATTTAATTGTGTTATTGTCAATTATAATTTTCATTTTTGCTTGACAAAATTTGCAATTTTTAGTTTTAGCTGGGTCTCTATTATTTAGTTTTGGCTGTCGGTATTTTATCTCCATGATGACCTCCCTTGTTTTCTTAATATTTTAGATTTTTTCTTTTTCTTTTCTTGTGGCACTACACTTCCGCCAAGCAAAGACAACGCGCTAAAAGCTATTTTGGTGCTGTCTAATTGGTCGTCAGGTTGACGAGGAGTTTTATGCCACGTGTAAACGGTTGAAACTGGACCATGAACTTTTTGCACCAGCTTTAAAGATGTTATCTGCTGCGCATACCATTTATGCAAGTCAGGTTGTTTGCCATATATACTTAACCCACCTGCCGTACCAACAGGCAGTTGAAATGCTTTTTGTGTTCTTTCTTGCCATACATCAGCGTTATTAATAACAACTCTTCCTCGTGTCCAGTTAGTTTCATAAACATTGTCACCACTACGCCCAATAATATTACGTGGCTTCCATTGACTGTTTGCCCTGCCTCGTGAACCTTTAACAGGAAAACTAAAATTTGCTGTATTTATAAACCCAAAGATTGTATCAAACCAACTACCAACATCAATTAGAACCATTGTAGGAATTGTTTCTTTATTACCGATATAAAACTTTGTGTTTTCAATTTCGTTGCAAACATGATCTAACCCCTCGCATATTGCCTGTTCTATTGTTCTGCCGTTTGGTTGTTTGTCATCATATAACGCCTTGTCACGAGGATATACATCATACCTAATAATATAGCCTGACATTCTTTGTGTTCCACCCATAACAGTCCAGTTTATTCCTCGTGTTTTAGGGTTAATGTCAATCCCTATAGTTATCCAATTGCAATTTTCAGGGGCGTAATGTTGCTGTAAGCCGTTGATACGAGAGCAAATTTCATCAACTGAAACATCATAAGCCTTGTCGTATATTGATAAAGGCTGATTTTGATACTCTGCAGCAAATGTTTCTGCACCATCAGAAATATAAATGTCCATTGCCGTCTGTATTGCTGAAACTGCTGGTCTTTTAATTCGCAAAGGATTAGAAACTTTTGCACCTTTATCAAGTGCTTCTTGATTGTCTAAATAAAACTTTACGGCATTAGGAACATCAAGCAATCCCTTATCTTGATCGTCACGCCAAGCCTTTTCGTATTCTTTCCACATTTTTTCTTTTTCGTCAGGAAAACTATATAATAAAGGAACTTTTGTTCCGTGCCAATCAGGACGCTTTTTTCTGTCAAGAAACCTAGATGCTAAATCATTTTCTGCTATTACGGTGCATGGCATAAATGCAGCAATCGGCTCTGTTCCCGCTCCCGCCCCCTTAACAGTTCCTAAGATTAGTTTTTCACGTTGGTTAACTTGGGCAGCAGAATTAGCACTTTCATCTGTTTGTGGGTCGTCAAGCAAAAACAAATCCGGACGCACATTTTTGCCGTCGTCTCTTTTATGTTTCATACCACGCAATCTGCCAGTTATGCCTCGTGGTTTAATGACCGCACCTGATGCATCTGTTCCCTCAATATAAGGAAGTGCTAAAGTATCTTTTCCCCACTTGAATTTTAAAGGATTACCATGTAGTTTGATTTGCCGTGCTTTTTGCGCTGTATCTTCTGCTATTTGAGCCGGAACACAAACCTCAGGAAAGTCCTCCGCTAATAATTCATTTGTTCTTAATTCGGTTTTTACACTCTCAAATATTTCACAAGCACTCCCCTGGTCACTGCCAACAATCACAACAAATTTTCGAAAGCCATACAAAACAGAATACAAAGTATAGCCCTCAACTCTTGAAGTTTTGCCGTCGCCACGTGGAGCAGCAAACGCATACTGACCGCCATGTTCAATTACTTGTTGTGCAGTTATTACTTCTTTTTTTTGTGACTCAGACCAGTCAATAGTGTAAGTGTTTGGAAAGTAATGTTTCAAAAATCCTAACAAATCATACTTGTATTTTTCACGACGTTTTTTATCTTTTGCCAAAGGAACATTTTCAGCATTAAACCCACATTCAAAATGAGGAGCGCAGTCAGCTGATGCCGCTCTGCGTTGTGCCATCTGTTCTTTTTTGTATTCGTTTCTATTCATTTATTTGTAATATTCGGCAATGCCTTGTAAATATACGGTAACGATGTAATTTTTTGTGGC